CTGTCAGATTCTTTTTATGTTTGTTTAGATGCTTTAAGAATTGAAAATACAACCTCTACAAACTCTTTATATGGACTAACTGGATACTCTGTAATTAAAAATATTAATGCTAGGCCAGTAATTAAGTCATCTAATACAACCAACTACATAGAGTTTAGATTTGTTTTGGATGTTTAAATATGACAAATACACCAGATAAAGGGATCAAAAATGTGGTTGTTAAGAAAGAATTCCTAGGTAAAGTAACAGGGTCTAATGCAACCATTGTAAGATTTCGGCTAGTATCAGAAGACAAAAATAGAAAATCTCCATATTCTCAAATATTTGTCACAGAATCTGGAGAGGTATTTATAGGTATTGGAGATATAAATGTTGTGGGAAATACTGTATTTGTGAACTGGTCATCTGGAGATGTTTCTACACAAATAATGTATGATGTTTTTGTAGGGTTTGATTCTTCTGCGCCAGCATTTAGAGCAACAACTGGATCAACTAACTACTCGTTCTTAAAAACTGGAACAACCTCTGTTAGAGTCAGAGTTCAAGTATCTTCAATAAATCCAGCATTAAATGAAGACTTAAAGATTTACGACTCTGGAACGATTCCTCTGGTATAATTATATTATGGCAATCTTACCATTACCCGAAAGAGGACAACCACTAGACGTAACCTATCTTTACCAGATAGTTAAGGCTGTTAATGATCTTTCAACACAAGCATCAACATCTATATATAAGTATGTAACTGTAGACACACCTAATGCAGGAAAGCAAAGCGTTAAAACCTCAGAAGCAAGAATTATTGGAGGGTATGTTCAGGTAACATCTAGTTCTTCACAAACTGCTGGTTCCTCTCAACCTTTTACTTATAATTTCCCAAGCGAATTTAAATTTGCCCCAATTGTTACTGCAACCCCAATAAACATTGGAAATACTGATGCTGGAAAAGATGTTACAGTAACTTTATCAGCCATTACAACATCTGGAATTGCTGGAACAGTAAAGTTTAATGTTGGCGGAGATACTTCTATAGGAGTTAATCTAATAATAGTTGGAATTCCTAACTGATGATTTTTTGTAAAAGATGTAAAGGTAGAATGTTTCTTGATCGACAATATTCAGAAATCAATAATCTAGAAATGTATTGCATGTCTTGTGGAGCAAGAGCATTTTTCCATCCACCTAGTAATTCTCAGGAGGGCAAGTGGCTATTAAAAAGGGAACAATTGAGAGCGAAGGCTACAATGTCCTCCCTGTAATCCCAGGGAATAAAAAGGTTTGGTTCTTAAACGGAGACTTAGTAAGGATACATCATCTTAACAAGTCTAATGGAATAATGTCTGTTTATAATATAACAAAAGATCAAATTGAAAGTTGTTTAATTAGTGATTTTAAAAATAAAAGAGAGCGAGCCTACACCGTAGGTCAGACTGCTGATCTAGTTAATCGTCATAAAAAATATATGCCATCATTAATGAAACGAGGAGTCATTCCATTTCCAACGGGATCTCAAAAAGGTGGAGCAAGAGGATTTCAAGTAAGATCATATTATTCGGAATCTCAAGTAAGAGAGATTCGTGATATACTTGCTACATACCATATTGGTAGACCAAGAAAAGATAAATTAATTACTAATGATATTACGCCTAGTAAGCAAGAGTTGACACGCAGAATGGGCGATGGTATACTTACATATACGAGAACAGAAGATGGACGGTTTGTACCTATTTGGGGCGAATCTATTTAGCGAAGGGTATAGTATGGAAAATGAAACAACAAAGGTATCTGTAACACTTGGGTACACATTAAATCTAGGAAACTTTCAATCACTAAGACTTGACCTTGGAGTAGTTGACTCTAAGCGTGACGGAGAAAATACAGATCAGGCTTTTGAGCGTGTCTACAAATTTGTTGAAGACAAACTAACTGCCAAGATTTTAGAAGCACAAACCGAGGCTGAAGAGAAGTAATGGCTGAACGCAAAGACCGTATGGCTTTGCTTTCAAGATACAGCAAGTATCATACCGCAAGGTACGAATCAAAGCCATCTCTGAACCTAAATGTAGAACAGTGGGCATCTGATGCTCTGATTGAGTCCTACACCTTGCCAGGATGTTACGATATACTTGAGTATTACTTTGCTGTTTCAGAAACCCCATCATGGAATTACTTTGCATATAATGCAGAAAAAATATTACAAGCAAAAAAAGATAGACTAAGGGATAGTCAAGAGAGAGCAGAGCGTAGACGAATGGCTAAGGAGTGGCTGAGTGAATAACACAGAGTCAAAATTAATTACTGCCGTTCTTCAAGATAAGCAGATCCATGTTTTGCTACAGGCAAATGTAGATAACCTTCTTAGAACTCATGGCGATATATGGAACTTCGTAAGACTTTATTTTGAAAACAATTCGTCTATGCCTCCTGTAGATTTAGTAAGAGAAAAGTTTCGTGACTTTGATCCAGTCCCAGGCGTTGGGGCAACAAAGCACCACCTTGAAGAGTTGCAAGGAGAGTATCTACGGGACAGCCTAAAAGACATACTAAGGTCTGCTGCGACAGATGTTCAACAGGGTGAGGGTGGCAAGGCCCTAGAGGGTCTTATTACAAAGACCTCAGAACTAAAAAAGAATACTGCTGCTATTCGTGATATTGATGTAACAGACCTAGAGTCTGCGATTGCTTACTTTGAAAATGTAAAGAAGCAACAAGCCCTAGGACATGTTGGCATCAAAACTGGCTTGCCAGGATTTGACAACTACTTACCCTCTGGAATCATGCCAGGGCAGTTAGGAGTCTTCTTGGCATACCCAGGTATCGGAAAGTCGTGGTTGGCTCTCTATTTCGCTGTACAGGCCTGGAAACAGGGTCGTAGCCCACTGGTCATAAGCCTTGAAATGAGCGAAACGGAAGTCCGCAATCGTGTCTTTACTATTATGGGTGAGGGTCGCTGGTCACACAGAAAGTTGAGTAACGGAGAGATAGAGTTGGACATGCTTAAGGATTGGCATGAAAAAAATCTACAGGGCAAACCAGAGTTTCACATTATCTCAAATGATCAGGGTGGAGAAATCAACCCTTCTGTTCTTCGTGGAAAAATTGACCAGTATAAGCCAGACTTTGTAATCGTTGACTACCTTCAGTTGATGGCCCCTAATCAGAAGTCAGAAAATGAAACGGTACGAATGAAGAACCTTTCAAGAGAACTAAAACTAATGGCTATCGGCGAAGAGGTTCCTATTATTGCTATCTCTTCTGCTACCCCAGATGATGTCAATGACTTGTCTACCGTCCCTACACTGGGCCAGACAGCATGGTCTAGACAGATTGCCTACGATGCAGACTGGGTGTTGGCACTTGGTCGTGGGACGAATAGCGATATTATTGAATGTGCCTTTAGAAAGAATCGTAACGGATTTATGGGAGACTTCCTAGTTCAGTGCGATTTTGACAAGGGATACTACAGGTATAAAGACTATGAAGATAAGTAGTTATAATATGGTATGTCACAAACCAAGGAGAACATACCTCCAGATTTCTATCATCATAAGCCACTTAAAAGATTTTATATAAGTGGCATAATCCAAGACGAGGCTTTGCTCGGAAGATTAAAAATAGAATATGTAAGATTACTAGTTTCAGAGATGAGGTTAAGTGGGTATGTTCCAAGAATTGACATTGACCCAGACTTCACTTTGCGGTATAATGATAGTAAAGACTTTTTTGAATTTGAATTATCAGTACACGGAGTTTACGCAGGGAAAAGGAAAAGCGAATGGATAGCAGGAATAGACGGAACCAACCTAGTCCCTATACAGCCGAGCAAGTCAAAAGAGTCCTTACAGGATCAGGCACAACAGTCGAGTCAGAACTAGATGCAGACTTTATAATATTCTGTCCATTTCACAATAATCATAGAACCCCAGCAGCAGAAGTACACAAAACCAACGGAATGTTCTTTTGTTTCTCATGTCAAAAATCTGCAGACCTAATAGAATTAGTAATGCACACCTCTGGCAGAACATATTTTGAGGCAGCAAGGTTTATAAAGAGTAAAGAAAAGGCAAGCAATCTTGCTACAGAAATTGATCGTGCTCTTATTAAAGAAGAGCAGTACAAGCCATTTGACGAACTAATTATAAAAAGACTTCACAACAACCTTGTTGCATCTGATAGAGCCAAAAATTATTTTCAGTATCGTAAATTAACTAAGCAGTCTTGTGTTAAATTTTCTTTAGGATATTCTGAAAAGCAAGATATGGTTACTGTCCCAGTTCATAGTCCAGACGGCATACCACTTGGTTTTGTTGGAAGATCCATTGAGGGCAAAGACTTTAAAAATACTCCAGGCTTGCCTAAAAGTAAAACTCTTTTTAACTTGCATCGTGTAAAGAAATCTGATATAGTATATGTAGTAGAGTCTTCATTCGACGTAATTAGACTTGACCAATTAGACATCCCCGCAGTGGCAACACTTGGGGCCAATGTCTCAGGCAAACAAATAGAATTGCTTCAGAAGTATTTCAATAACATTCTTGTTATTGCTGATAACGATGAGGCAGGAGGAAACATGAAAAACAGGATAATTGAAAAACTTGGTTCTCGTGTTTCTGTTATACAACTAAATAAACAATATAAAGACATAGGCGATATGCCAGATGAAGAAATTAGAAGTTTAAAGTCTTCATTTGACAAAACCATAGAGTCTATGCTAAACTAATACAAACACACAAAGGAGAAATAATATGAGCATTGTAAAGGGAATCAAGAACATCAACGCCCTGCTCGATAGACCAAAGTATGAAAACGACGGGCCAAAAGTAAAGTGGCTCAAACTAGCAGATGGACAATCTGTCAAGATTCGCTTCATTGAAGAACTTGACGAAGACTCTGCAAACTATAATGAAAAGCGTGGCCTAGCACTTGTTGTTAAGGAGCACGTCAATCCAAAGGACTATAAGCGTAAGGCTGTAGACACAATGGAGTCAGAAGGCCGTGACTGGGCAGAAGAGATGCACCGTAAAGATCCAAAGGCTGGATGGCGTGGCCGTCTTCGCTTTTACTGCAACGTTCTAGTTGACGATGGCATTGAAGCACCATATGTTGCGATCTGGTCAATGGGTATTAGCAAGCAATCATCATTCAATACAATTCGTGAGTATGCTCTTGAAACAGGAAGCATCTCAAACGTAGTATGGAAGTTAAAGCGTAATGGTCAGGGAACTGAAACCAATTACACACTTATTCCATCAGCACCAGATAAGGAACCTTTCGACTGGAAAGATATTGAGCCTTATCCTTTGGAGTCAGCACTAAAGAAGATTCCATATGCGGAACAAGAAGCGTTCTACCTGGGCTTTGACGGCCCTTCAGTAACTTCATCTACCAACGCTGATTGGTAAGATGAACTACGTAGGCTTACATGTCCATACCCATTTCAGTTTGTTTGATGGGATTGCTACTCCAGAAGAATACGTGAACCGTGCAGTTGAGTTGGGGATGCCAGCAATTGCTATCACTGACCACGGTACTTTATCTGGGCATAGGGAACTGCACCGTATTGCAAAAGCAAAGGGCATAAAGCCAATTCTTGGGCTAGAGGGATACATGTGTGCAGACATATCTGATACACGAGATAAGTCTGAAAGAGAAGGTCAACAAGATCTTGTCTATAATCACATTATCCTTCTAGCCAAGAATCAAATTGGTTTAGAAAACCTGAACAAGATTAGTGAACTATCTTGGACAGATGGTTTTTTTAAGAAGCCAAGGTTTGACTTTACTATTTTAGAAAAATATAAAGAGGGAATTATTGTTACCTCTGCTTGCCCAAGTAGCGTACTTGTAAAGGCATTGGAAGAAGAAGAGTTTGCTCTTGCCAAAAAGTATATATCTTGGTTTAAAGAACGGTTTGAAGATGACTACTATATTGAAGTCATGCCTCATAACGAAGCCCACATCAATAAATATTTAATTGAACTTGCAGATGAGTTTGGAATTAAAGTAGTTGTAACGCCTGACTGCCACCATGTTGACTCATCTCAAAAAGAAGTTCAAGAGTTTAAGTTGCTCATGAACACACACGGCAAGTTTGTAAAAGATGCAACATATGAGAAGTCAAAGAAAAAAGGCAGCATGATGGAACGCCTTGACTACCTCTATGGAGAAGATCGTCAGATAACATTTAATAAGTTTGATATCCACCTACTCTCATATGAAGAGATTAAAGCAGCGATGGAATCGCAGGGGATTGATCGACCTGACATCTACTCAAATACACTACTACTAGCAGATACAGTAGGAGACTATGGAATTCAAGAAGGATTAAACCTTCTACCAGTACAGTACAAGAGTCCTGATAAAGAACTTGCAAAGGTTGCACTAGAAGGTTTGGTAGAGCGTGGTTTGTCAGAAAACCAAGAGTACCTTGATAGACTTGAAGAAGAGTTACAGATTATTAAAGACAAAAAGTTTGCACCATATTTTCTTGTTGTAAGCAATATGATTAACTGGGCAAAAAAAGAAGAGATTTTGGTTGGTCCAGGCAGAGGTTCTTCTGCTGGTTCTCTTGTTTGTTATGCTTTAGGAATTACAGATATTGACCCCATTGAGCATAATCTTTTGTTCTTCCGATTTATTAATCCAGAGCGTAATGACTTTCCAGATATTGATACAGACATTCAAGATACTCGTCGTGAAGAAGTAAAAGACTATCTAGTTAGACAGTATCGACATGTTGCTTCCATTGCCACCTTCCTTGAGTTTACTGGTAAAGGAATTGTTAGAGATGTTGCACGAGTTTTAAACATCCCTTTGTCAGATGTTAATAAGGTATTAAAGACTGTAGACTCGTGGGATGATTTCTGTACATCAAAATCAACATATGAGTTTCGTGAAAAATATCCAGAAGTAGAGATTTATGGAGAGCAACTTCGTGGTCGTATTCGTGGTACAGGTATTCACGCAGCAGGCGTAGTAACAAGCAAAGAACCAATCTTTAGATACGCACCACTTGAAACTAGATCGTCTACTGGTTCTGATGAAAGAATTCCTGTTGTTGGCGTTGACATGGAAGAAGCAGAAAGAATTGGTTTAATTAAAATTGATGCTCTTGGACTTAAAACTTTGTCAGTTCTTAAAGACACAATTGATATAATTAAAGAGCGAGATGGTAAAAAGATAAACCTTCTTAAGATTAAAATGGATGATGCCAATGTTTATCAAATGCTTTCTGATGGCCACACAAAGGGGGTGTTTCAGTGTGAAGCAGCACCATACACAAACCTTCTTGTTAAGATGGGCGTTAAAAATTTGAATGAACTTGCAGCATCCAATGCCCTTGTCCGTCCAGGTGCAATGAATACAATTGGAAAAGATTATGTTGATCGTAAGCATGGTCGTCAGAATATATCTTATACACACCAAGTACTAAAGGAATTTACGGAGGACACCTATGGCTGTATTCTTTACCAGGAACAAGTTATGCAAGCATGCGTACACCTTGGCGGTATGTCCATGTCGGAAGCAGATAAAGTTAGAAAGATCATTGGAAAGAAAAAGGATGCTAAAGAATTTGATCAGTTTAAGGAAAAATTTGTAGAGGGTGCATCCAAGTACATTACACCACATGCTGCTCTAGATTTGTGGCATGACTTTGAGGCCCACGCAGGGTATTCATTTAACAAGTCTCACGCAGTAGCATATTCAACTCTGTCATACTGGACAGCATGGTTAAAGTATTATTATCCACTTGAATTTATGTACTCAGTGCTAAAAAATGAAAAGGATAAAGATGCAAGAACTGAATATCTTATTGAAGCAAAAAGAATGGGCATTAGCGTTAAGTTACCTCACATTAACGATTCGGATATTGATTTTAAAATTGAGGGTAAGGGTATTCGGTTTGGGCTCACTGCTATCAAGTTCATATCTGACAAAATTGCAGAAAGATATATTGCAGCACGACCATTTAGTTCTTACAAAGAACTTGAAGAGTTTACTTTTACAAAGGGTAATGGAGTAAACTCTAGGGCACTTCAGGCACTGAAGGCTATTGGTGCTGCAACATTTCCAGATAATCCAAGGGATGATAAGGCAATCAAAGAAAATCTTTATGAGTTTTTAAACCTTCCAGAGTTTAATATTACTATTCCTTCTCACTACTATGCATTCATTCAGGACATTGTTGACTTTGAAGAAAAAGGCTCATACATTTTTATGGGTATGGTAAAATCTATTAAAAGGGGAACAGGATGGTCACGAGTTGAAATTTTGGACAAGACTGGGTCTGTCGGTATATTTGATGATGAAAATACCGCTATTGAGACGGGTCGTTCTTATTTGGTTCTTTGTAATGATAATCGGATTGTATCTTTCATACCATCTGAAGAAATAAAAGAATCATCGCATGCTCTTGTAAAGTTTTTAGGATACAAGCAATTGCCATTTAAAGATGATGAAATGTTTGTGGTTTCTTTTAAACCAAGAGTTACTAAGGCTGGAAAGAAAATGGCGTCGCTTACACTGGCAGACACAAAGAGAGATCTTCATTCGATTACAGTGTTTCCAACATCATTTCCAAAAGCATACATGCATATTGAAGAAGGAAAGTATTACAAGTTTGATTTTGGCAAGACTAAAGACGGAACCGTAACATTGGAGGATGTACATGTCAGTTAGTATAGAAGAAGCGTTAGCACAGTTAGACCCCAAGTTAAGAAAAAGATTGGGCAGTGGTGTAGGTATCAACTATGAGTATCAGCCCACACCAAGTTTTGGTTTAAACCGTGCCCTTGGCGGTGGACTTCCTTACGGCAGACAGGTACTTATCTGGGGATCTAAGTCCTCTGCAAAGTCTTCTATGTGTCTTCAAATGATTGCTCTTGCTCAAGCAGAAGGCAAGTTGTGTGCGTGGATTGACTCAGAGATGTCATATTCAGAAGACTGGGCCAGAACTCTTGGGGTAGATCCAGAGAAACTAATCTACTCACAAGCAAGAACTATTAGCGACATGGTAGACGTAGGTGTCGGATTAATGAATGCTGGAGTTGATCTAATTGTGGTAGACTCTATTACATCAATGCTTCCTGCAATCTATTTTGAAAAAGATACAGATGAAATGAAAGCATTAGAAAACACTAAACAGATTGGAGCCGAATCTCGTGACTTTAGTAACGCATGGAAAATGCTTAACTATGCAAACAATAAAGTTAAGCCAACTCTGCTTGTTCTTATTTCTCAGTCTCGTAACAATATCAATGCTATGTATACTAGCCAGCAGCCTTCTGGTGGTCAGGCTACTAAGTTTTATTCCTCATGTATTATTAAACTCTTTTCTTCAGAGTCAGACAATCAAGCGATTAAGGGCAAGATCAAGGTAGGAGATAAATTAATTGAAGAAAAAATTGGTAGAACTATTAAGTGGGAACTCCAATTCTCCAAAACCTCTCCAGGGTTCCAGTCTGGTGAGTATGATTTTTACTTTAGAGGTGACGATATTGGTCTTGATACCATTGGTGATCTGGTTACTACAGCAGAACTAAACGGTATTGTAGAGCGTACAGGAGCATGGTACATACTTCCTGATGGCACAAAAGTTCAGGGTAAAGAAGCATTTGTTAATCGAGTAAGAGAGGATCTTGACTTGCAAGAATCAATTAAGTCTAGGTTAAATGACTAACTACAGCATATACGAAGGAAAGTTTCCTTGTAAGACTTGCAAAAAAGAAGTAAAAACCATGAGGGTTTATATGGAAACTGGTATGGCGTCTTGGATGTGCTCAGAAAAACATTTATCAGAAGTAATGTTATTTAAAAAAGGATATAAGAAAGTAAAAAAAGATGACTGAGAAAAGCGAAAGCAAAAGAATTGGTGCCAAACAGCACAAGAATTCTGGACGCAATACCCAAAAAGGCGATGCTTCCTGGAAAACTTTTGTCGTAGACTTTAAAGAAGTTGGAAAATCTTTTACCTTAAATAAAGAGGTTTGGGCTAAGGCTACTACGGATGCCATGAAAAATGGCAAGGATCCAGCCATCGTAGTCGTAATCGGCGAGGGTAATGCCAAGGTAAGACTTGCTATAATTGAGATGAGCATACTAGAAGACATGATGGAGGAATAATGGAACAGCAACAGACAACAATAGAGATGGTAAATGGTTTGGCAGAAATAGCAGACTATATGCAGGACGAGGAGTTGACTACAGCCCTTACCTTTATAGCCAAGATTATTATCAAGCCAGACATACCACTTAATGTGGCAACAGTTGAAATAGTTCGTTTACAGGCAATCGCTGCAAAGATGTCATTAAAGGCTACTTGGATGGCCAATGTTGATAAATCTGACAGGGGAAAGAAGAATCTTTACTATACTGCAGCGGAGTCAATTAACAATCTTGTATCTGCTCTAAAGTATATAATCCGATAATCTGCTATACTTATAGTACTAGAAAAGAGATATAATGACAAAAAATTTACTACATACAGTTATGATAAAGCCAGAAGAAAAACCAGTTCATTCGATGAATGTTGATGCCCTTGTTGAAAAAATCAGAGAGGGATATACTATTAAAAGAGTAGATAAGCATACAACCAAAAAGACTTTTGCTCCTTCTACCATTGCTTACGGCCATGGAGAGTGTGCTAGATATTGGTACCTTGCTTTTGATGGACAGACATTTGAAGATAATGCTGACGCATATGCTGCAGCGAATATGACTGCTGGTACTCTTTCACATGCAAGAATTCAGGCAGCGATGATAGACTCTGGGGTAGCAAAGGTATATCGTGATGACGATAATAACGAAACTACTGAATTTAAGATTAGGCATGATGATCCACCTATCTTTGGATATGGAGATGTTATGCTTGATTGGCAGGGAGAAGAACTCATTGGTGAAATTAAGACAATGATGAATGAAGGGTTTGAGTATAGAAAGGCATCAGGTAAAGCCAAGACTGGCCACCTAATGCAATTACTTATTTATATGAAAATCTTAAAACGGCCAAAAGGTGTTATGATTTACGAAAACAAAAACAATCATGAACTTCTTTTGATTCCCGTAGATGTAAACGATCATTACCGTCGGTGGGTAGACCAGGCATTTGATTGGATGAGGACAGTTCGAAAGGCATGGGAAAATAAAACTTTGCCAGTCAAGAACTATAGGTCCAACTCTAAGATATGCAAGTCATGCCCAATTAGAAAAGCATGTGAGTCTGCAGGACAAGGTGTAATAAAGATTGCACCCCTGGAGATTCTAAGTGAGACATTGTAACTTTTGCGATAAACAATTTCCTCAGTCTGTATCTTACCAGATATATTGTTCTCCAGAATGCAGAGAACTTGCAACAAAAGAAAAAATTGCTGCAAGGTATATGCAATCAAAAAGAGCAAAAAGAAAAGGAAAGACAAGGCTATGCAAATCTTGTTCTATGCCACTATCAATATATAATGATTTTGCAGTGTGCTCATCTTGTTCCGTAAATCCAGAAGCAGTAGTCAAAGCAATTAAAAAGATTAAGGATAAGACAAATGGTAAAAAATAAATGGGGTCTAGAACTAAAGCCACAGACTATTTGCGCTATTGATGCTAGTACTAATAGCCTTGCCTTTGCTTTGTTTGAGGGGGAAGACTTAAAAACTGTAGGAAAAATAAACTTTCAAGGCAATGATATATATGAAAAGGTTATGGATGCAGGGAAAAAGGTAAAAGGATTTTTTGATATATACGGTGGGTTTGAGGCAATCGTGATTGAGCATACGGTATTCATGAATAGCCCTAAAACTGCAGCAGACCTTGCATTAGTTCAAGGAGCAATCCTTGGATCAGCAGGGCAATCTGGGACAAGAATAATTGGAAAAGTCTCTCCAATAACTTGGCAAAACTATATTGGTAATAAAAAAATATCAAAGGATGAACAACTATTTATTCGTTCTCAGCACCCAGGAAAGTCAGAGTCTTGGTATAAAACCTATGAAAGAAATCTTCGTAAAGAAAGAACAATCAAGTTTATTAATACAATCTATGATAGAACTATTACTGATAACGATGTAGCAGACGCTTGTGGCATTGGACATTGGGCAATAAAAAACTGGGAGAAAGCAATATGAAAATACTAGTATCAATAATTTCTTATAAAGAAGGAGACCTGCTGGGTACAGTTCTTGACTGCTACTCTAAAGCAAAAGACAAGGACAGCCTTTTCTTTTCTATAGTTGAAGAGCATTTTCCAGAATTTTATTCAGATCTTAGTTTTATACCAGAAAGCCAAATGCTATACAGAAAATTTGATTTATCTGAGTATAGAGGTATTCTCTGGGCAAGAGACCTAACAACAAAAGATATTCCAGTTGAGTTTGACTATGTCCTTTATATTTGTGGACACACAAGGTTTGAACAAGACTGGGATGTAACATGCCTACAGGAGTATGCAAAAGCAAAAGCAAAGTCTGAAACTGGGAAAGCAATCTTAACTTTTTGTAGTCCAGACTTTGCATACAATGAAGATTGGTCTATTAAATATAAAGATGTCGTAAATACCAATCTTTATCATCCTTCTATTTCTGGATGGGATCCAAGATCTCAGACTGCTACAGACTTCATACCAGGATACTGGTTTCCAATTGGTCATGCTCCACCAGAGGACGATGATGTGCATGAAGGGTATTGGGTGCACTTTACTTGGTGCTTTGCAGAAAAGTCATACATAGATGAAGTTCCGCTTGATCCAGAAATGAATTTTAATGGAGAAGAGCCATATGTTTCTTTACAGTCCTGGGGTCGTGGATGGAGAATGTTTGCTACATCTAAAATATTTTATTACCATAATCTTAAAAGAGAATACCCAGGAGAACAAATAAGCAGACATAACACCGCCAGACCATGGGCAGACAATAAAAAACATTATTACTGGGAGCATTCAAGAAAAGCAATGCTTAAGTTAAATTTATTGTTTTCTGGAAGACTTGAGGGCAAGTATGGAAATATTCCACTATCAGTTACACAAGAATACTGTAAAAAAAGTGGGATTGCTTTAGGTATGACAAGGTACAATCCAGAATACGACAAGATTGATGGGTATCAGCATATGATGGGAATAAAAGATTCTCCACCAGTCAACAGAGAAGATCTTGACTGGAAGGTTCCAGGAGTTGACAAATAACGCCATGGCTGCTAAACTATATACATCAGAAGTCTTTATGCGTAAGCGTTATCTTATGGACAAAAAGACTCCAGACGAGATTGCAAAGGAGTGTGGGGTAAGCGTGGAAACTATTTATGTGTATCTTGCAAAATTTGGATTAAGGAAATCTAAACGATGAGTAAAACAAAAAAGATTATTTTAGCCATTACCGTGGCTAGTTCAGTAGGTATAGCCTATGTCATTAATTCCTTTAAAAACTTTCCAGATATTTTTGACTTAAGTGACGAGGAGGATGAGGATGAGTTCTGAGACACAGTTTACTATTGCTCAGGTTTGTGATGAAATTAAAGAAATGTTAATTGCAAAAAACAAATCTTATGGTGACTCTGCTCTTAATCCTGTTAGGGTTTTTGCCACATCAGACAGAGTAGAGCAACTACATGTTCGAATTGACGACAAACTTTCTAGAATAACTAGGGGCGGATCTTATATTGGTGATAACGATTTAGACGATTTAATTGGTTATCTAGTATTACTAAAAATAGCAAGGGAATTAAATAATGTCAACTGAAGATGATCTAGTTAAGCATCTTGATCAAGTTAATCAAGTAGTAGAAGAATACCTAAAGGGAAATGACCCTACGGTAATTTCTAAACAACTAGACATCCCAAGGACTAAAGTAGTAACACTTATTAATGAGTGGAAGGTTATGGCGTCTGCTAATGATGCTATCCGTGCTCGTGCCAAAGAAGCACTGGCTGCTGCAGACACACACTACAGTAAATTAGTTTCTCGTACATACGAAGTTATTGATGAAGCATCAATGACTAATAACCTTAGCGCAAAGACTGCTGCAATTAAACTTGTAATGGATATTGAATCTAAAAGAATTGATATGCTACAGAAGGCTGGCTTGCTTGAGAACAAAGAACTTGCAGAAGAAATGGTTGAGATTGAAAGAAGACAAGAAGTTCTGGTGGGAATTCTTAGAGATATAGCGTCAGAACATCCAGAAGTAAGAGACATTATCATGCAAAGACTATCTGCTATTGCAAAGCAAAACGAAGTAGTAACGATTGTATCTGAATCAATTAGTGAGCAGTAATGGCAAACTTTGATGATTTTTTAGAAGTTCTTAAAAGTAATCACTTTGAAGAAACCCCAGTAGATGCAAAGACTTTTGTTGAGTCTCCAGACTACCTTGGCCAACCACCTTTGTCTGATATTCAATATGACATTGTTGAGGCTATGAGTCAGATTTATCGTAAAGAAGATTTGATAGATATAATGGGGGAAGAAAAAGGATCAAGGTACTACGATAAGTACACAAAGAATGAAATCATCCTGCAACTTGGCAAGGGATCTGGAAAAGACTTCACATCAACCGTAGCATGTTCATATATAGTATATAAACTATTATGCCTAAAAGACCCTGCAAAGTATTTTGGAAAGCCCTCTGGAGATGCTATTGACCTTATCAATGTTGCTATTAACGCACAACAAGCAAAGAATGTTTTCTTTAAAGGTTTTAAATCTAAGATTGAAAAGTCCCCATGGTTTGCTGGAAAGTATAATGCTAAGGCAGACTCAGTTGAGTTTGATAAATCAATTACTGTTTATTCTGGTCACTCAGAAAGAGAATCACATGAGGGTTTGAACTTGCTACTTGCAGTACTTGATGAGATTTCTGGTTTTGCATCTGAGGTTGGAACAGGTAACGAACAAGGAAAGACTGCAGACAACATTTACAAGGCTTTCCGTGGATCAGTAGACTCTCGTTTCCCAGATCTAGGTAAGGTTGTTTTGCTTTCATTTCCAAGATATCCAGGCGACTTTATTTCAGAAAAGTATGATGCAGTAATTGCTGAAAAAGAATCAGTTGAAAAAACACATGAGTTTATAATTAATCCACTACTCCCAGACACAGATCCAGATAATAAGTTTCAAATTTCGTGGGACGAAGATCATATAATTTCATACAAGTACCCAGGAGTATTTGCACTAAAGAGACCTACATGGGAAGTAAACCCTACTCGCAAGATTGACGACTTTATGATTGCATTTATGACAGACCTTGGTGATGCCATGATGCGCTTTGCATGCGTACCAACTTTTGCTTCAGATGCATTCTTTAAGCAGGCAGAAAAAGTAAGAGCCTGTATGACATTAAGAAACCCAATAGATAACTTTAAAAGATTTGATGAAGCCTTTAAGCCAGATCCAACTAAGAAATATTATGTTCATGCTGACCTTGCACAGAAGCATGACAAGTGTGCTGTAGCAATTGCACATGTAGAAAAATGGGTAAACATACAAGTAATCAATAACTACGAACAAGTAGCACCAATCGTAGTAGTAGATGCAGTAGCGTGGTGGGAGCCAAAGGTTGAAGGACCAGTAAACCTATCTGAAGTTAAACAATGGATCCAAAACCTTAGAAGGATAGGGTTTGATATTGGCATGGTTTCGTTTGACCGTTGGCAGTCATTTGATATTCAAAATGAATTAAAGCAGGTTGGAATGAAAACTGATACTGTTTCTGTTGCCAAGAAGCACTATGAGGATATGGCTATGCTCGTGTATGAGGAAAGACTTGCTATGCCTGCAATTGATTTATTATTTGATGAACTAACCCAGTTAAAGATTATGAAAAATGATAGAGTTGACCATCCACGCAAAAAGTCAAAGGACTTGGCTGATGCTGTGTGTGGTGCTATTTTT